GGAGCACATTACGCTCTAGGCGCTATGCACTCTGCTTTGGAAAGTAGAAAGCGAACTTTATCCAGCGCTAAAACAATAGTTCGTCAAGCATTAACAATTGCATCAAAACTGTACCCAAGTACTGGTGGTCCTTTTGTAGTAAACGTTCAACACTTCAGTTGAGTCTTTGTACGGGTAGTAAAAAATCCTGTACAATAAATCTATGAAGAAAAAGACCAGACTTCCAGAAGACGAAGTTCGTTTTCTTTCTGGTTTATCAGAACAACTTCTCAAGGAACGCATCAGAGCGTTGTGGGAAACAGGTTGGTCGTTAGCAGTTATTGCTAATTCACTCAAACCAGTTCGCCCTAAGTCCACAGTTCACTTCTGGGTTCAGAATACGACTGCTACACCTCAAAGAAGACCAGTCCCACCAACTCCACCTAAGTCCTTGACCGTTACAGCACCGCTTTCAGACGCTCCAATAACTCGTTCCATATCTCCAGGTGTCCCACCAGAGTTGAAACCGCGTCTAAAGCAACTTGCAGACCTATCTAGACGCTACAGAGCAAAGACAGCACCTAATAGTCCGCTTGCTGAAGCCAACAGAGAACTAACAGTTCTCGCTAAGGACTTATATGACCGCGGAATACCTGCCGCAGCCGTAGCAGAAGCGGCTGGAGTCACTTACAGAGCGATGGCGAGGAGATTGAGTAATGGCTAGGACATATAAAAACAACACAGGGACCTACTCTGAAGATGATTTGGTTGTTGCTGTTTGGTTCAACGCTAAGAAAAACACTTCAAGACCAAACGCAAGGCGCCTTGAGACCTTTACAACCGAGTATTCTCCCCACCCAATTGCTTTTCCACTAGAAACACTTCAAGAGACAGACTCTTGGATGTACTGCCCTGTTGCTAAGGTGCCACAGGACCTCAACAATATGCTTGAACCAAACAAAGCAACCCGTGAGAAGCCTCTTTTAGTGCCTCTCCCGCTTGCTAAGTCCCACTTGGGGTGGAATGAGTTCTATGTACCTAACGAATACACGAGTACCCGATGAGAATTCAAGCAGATGTCTTTCCAGCAGTCGTTACATTGGCTGACCCAGACTCTCTAGAGGATATAGAAACACTTTTACCTCGTGGTGGAGCCCCTAAAGGCTCTAGAAAGGTTGATGCTTGCCGAGTTACAGTGCTTGATGGGCTTCTGCTGATAGCAGTTGACTCTCCATCAGGCCCAAGACTTGTTTTCAAGGAAAAAGTAGAGTTTTATAGCAAAAAAGACCGCATTCATAGAGTGAAAACAGAAACAGGCAAGTATGTAGCCTTTAGTAAAGACAATAACTGCGGTTGCGGGTCAAAACTAAGGACTTGGAACCCATACAAGAACATAGTTACGACAGGAAGTGAACAATGACCATAGATTTTTTAGAGTTTTTTATCTATGGACTAGCGGTATATCGCTTTTCTAGGCTCATAGTTAGAGACGAGGTACTTTCTACCCCTAGAGAGTGGCTTTGGAAGAAGTTTCCACCAGAAAGCACTAAAACAGGCTATTTACTAACTTGTGTGTGGTGTACAAGCATTTGGTCCGCCTCATTATTCGCAATATCCCGTATCATTATTCCTGAAGCCACATACATAGTCGCATTTGTATTAGCACTTTCGGCTGTTGCTGGCCTGTTAACTGCGTATGAGGACAAGTAGTCTTGATACTCCGTAACAATGACGAGGAGTTTTATCTGTGAGCGTATTCAAACGCGAAGAAACACCTAAAGATGGCGAAGTTACGCCTGTTTCTAAGAAGAAATCTACTTCTCGTAAGTCAAAGTCTTCAAAGACTAATCGCTCTCGTCAAATCGTTTTAAAACAAAAACCACAGCAAGTCACAGGGCCTGCTTCTATCTTTGTTTCTCCTTCATCAGCAGTATCTCTTCCTTTTTCTGCTCCTAGAACTCTTACAGCAGCGGCTGTTCAAATAAAAATAAATGACAGGGGAGAATTTGAGCAGTTTAAGCAACGTCGTGCTGCTGGTTCATCTTCATGGCAAGCCGAAGCATGGGAATACTACGATGCTATTGGCGAAATCAAATATGCTTTCAATTTAGTTGCTTCTGTTGTTTCAAGAATTCGTATTTATGCAGCATCTGTTGATAATCCGTCTGAAACACCAACATCTGTTCGCAACTCTTCAATTATTGACCCACGTCTTGGCGCAGCAGCAGAGCGAGCACTTGCTCGTTTAGATTCTGCATACGGTGGACAAGCAGGACTACTTCGTGATGCTGCTTTAAATCTTTCTGTTGCTGGTGAATGTTATTTAGTACAAGTTCCAGCGAAAAAAGGAAGTGGAATTCCAGAGTCTTGGGATATTCGCTCTGTAGATGAAGTTATGGCAGATGCTCGTGGTGGTTATAACATTATTGGTCGTCGTGAGCAGAACACTGGTAACAATACTCAAGGTGTAAACAAACTTGGCAACAATGCTTTTGTTGGTCGTATCTGGCGTTCACATCCTCGTTATTCAGATGAAGCAGATTCTTCGCTTCGTGGATTGTTAGACCTTTGTGCTGAACTTCTTCTCCTCAACAGAACATTCCGTGCAACTGCACGCTCTCGCCTCAATGCTGGTGCGTTGTATTTGCCTGATGGACTTTCTGTTGCTGCACAAGGTGACCCAGATTATCCATACGATGAGGCAGATAGTGAACTAAATCCAGCCTTTACTGCTGAAGAGGCAGAAGATGAATTTGAGGACCAACTCATTGATGCAATGACAACTCCAATTCGTGATGAAGAGTCAGCATCAGCAGTTGTTCCACTTATCATTCGCGGTCCAGCAGAACTTGGTGACCGCATTAAACAATTCAAGTTTGAGCGTTCGTTCGACCCTGCATTGGCTCAACGTGCAGACCGAGTACTAGAACGTATCCTTCAGGGTCTAGATGTTCCAAAGGATGTAGTGACAGGTCTTGCTAATGTGAAATACTCGAACGCTCTACAAATTGATGAAGCGCTATACAAGGCTCACATTGAGCCTTTGATGTTGCTGATTGCTGACGCACTAACAATTGTTTACTTGCGTCCTTATCTAATCGCACAAGGCTACTCACCATCTGAAGTTGACCGCATTGTTGTTTGGTATGACCCAAGCGCAGTTTCAACCCGCAATGACCGTGCTGCTGATGCAGATTCTGGTTATGACCGTGGTGTTATTTCACAAGAAACATGGCGTCGTGCTCACGGCTTCTCTCAATCAGACGCTCCTACAGCAAATGAAGTTGCAATTCGTATGTTGTATGAGAAGGGCGCAATTACTCCAGAGTTATCAGAGCAAATGCTTGCATCTATTGCTCCAGATTTTATGGACAAAGTCCGTCAAACTCAGCAAGAGTCTTCAGTTGCTCCGCTTCCAGAAAGCGTTGAGCAAATTCTAAAAGGCGCTACCGCTGAACCAGCAGTAGAGGGACAGGAAAATGTCTGAAGAGTCTTTTGACATTTTAGTTTCTTCTGATTCTGCTGTAACTGCTGGCAGTGGTCCTTGCTGGGAAGGTTACAAACAAGTAGGAATGAAAAAAGGTAAAGACGGAAAAATGGTTCCTAATTGTGTTCCTGTTGATGCTTCAGATAATTCAAACTTTGCAGCAAAAGGTAAAAGAACAATCTCTCAAACTCCTGCTCCAGCAAAAGACAGAATTAAAGGTTCTTCAAAAAATAAAAAGGGCAGTGCCAAAGGAACCAAGGCAGCACGCAAAGTAAACTTCTCTGCTGCTATAGAAAAATCTTTGAAAGAAAAAGTTGCTAAGCACAATGAGAAGGCTTCTCCAGGTCGCAAGGCTTCATTAGGAATGCTCAAGGCTGTTTATCGTCGTGGTGCAGGTGCGTTTTCTGTCTCACATCGTCCTGGAATGACTCGTAATCAATGGGCTATGGGTCGCGTCAATGCTTTTTTACGTTTACTAAAGTCTGGCAAGCCTTCTAATTCTGCTTACACAACAGATAACGATTTACTTCCAGCATCTCATCCTCGTTCAACAAAGAAATCAAACTCCATCACTGCCGCAGGTTTAGTTCCAGAAGAACAAGATTTAGCAGCAGCGCTTATTGAAATTGCTACTAAGTATGGAAAATTCAACGAAGATGAAACAGGTATTTGGGCGGGATACACACCAGCAGCAGAAAACAAAGATGCTTCTATTGGAGTTATCTGTGGAAACTGCGTTTTGTATCAAGGCGGAGACCAATGCCAAATCATTGCTTTGCCAGTAGAAGCAAATGGAAAGTGTCGTTTTGCTGTTCTTCCAGAAGGCGCTGTAAAAGTATCTGAGAAGCCAACAATGGAAGAACTAGAAGAGTTTATGTATGACCAAGAACTAACAATAGAACTAAAGAATAAAGAAGATTACTTTTATCCAGAAGACGCTATCCTTGCTATGGCAGAGTATTCAGGTTTCGGTTATGAAGCAGAGCCAGCGATTCGTGCTTCATGGCTTCGTGGTGTAAGAAATGGCGATGACCCGTTTGTTCGCGCTTCGCTTTTAGCATCGTTGGGACATGAAAGTCTTGATGGAGATTTACTCCCAGTAGTTGAGGAAGGTACTGAAGAGTGAGCAGAATTCGTCGTATAAGTTACGCCATTTCACAAGATGGTCGTCGTGCTACTTCACTAAACCAAGCAAGACGGATTAGAGAGTCTGTACTTTCTCTTGTAGAAGAGGCAAATCTAAACTCAAATCCTTCTCGCCGTATTACTAAGAAGGCTGCTTTCTCTGTAGTTCTTCGTTCACTTCAAGCAACACGCCATCTTCCATTCTCACTTCGTGAGCATATGGCTCTCAAAGAACTTTCTAACTACATCAACCTTGCCAAGCACAATAAAACTACTGCTCTTGTTTATAGTCACACTGACTTACTTCCAATCTCACATCCACGCTCTACTCGTGAGCACTCGATGACTGCTTCTGCTTTGGCAGATGCTCGTGCTCGTTGGATTGTTGATGATGAAAGAATTACTAACGATACTGCTAAAACTATTTTGGCTTCTGCTCTAACAGCAGAGGTAGATTCTGTAGAACACGCTTATTACATCTCAGCCTTATCTGCTCTTCCACAAGGAACTATTCCAGCAGATGTATTGATTGCTGCAATTGGAGACGGAAACTCTCCACTTGCTCGTTCTCTTCGTGCGCAACTACAGCGTCGTGACCGCAAGGGACGATTCGCTTTCCAGGGTGGCGGAGTCAAGGCACTTATTCGTCGTGGCGGAAAAGTATTCAGTCTTGTTGGTAGAACTCTTATGGATGCTCCAGATGGAAAAGTTCTTATGGAACTTCCAGATGGCCGCATCGCAAAAATTACTCCAGAAAAAGGCGAGTATATCAAGGCTGTTCTCAATCCAACAAAAGATGGTTTTAGCCCTAAGCCAGTTCGCTTCTCTGCAACTGACGACATTATTGATGAAGCAGATTTAGAGTTTGTTGATTCTCCAGAAGGCTGGACAAAAGAAGGAAATTACACCTGGAAAAACGAAAACTGGGTCGTAACTAAAGATGATTTTGGAAACTTTAGAGCAAGTGATGGCAAGGGCGGAAACGTCGAAGGTAAATCTTGGGCAGATATTCTTGATGGAATTGATGATGTTGATAAGCCTTCTCAAAAAGCCGTTCTTCCTGAAAAAGAAAAAGCAGAGAAAAAGTCCTTTGAGTTTGATTA